TAATTTAGAATATATAGTATGTTCTACTGTGTAGTATAGTTAACAAATATATAGTTCTAGTCTACCCTCTTATAATAGTTTTCCCTTTCCTAGAACAGTATGACTTGTTTCTCTCTTGAGGTGGCACAGAATAAATCCCTACGAAACTCGATGGTGTACCCCCGCCCCACAAAATTGCCACCTCGTACCCTATAGAACATCCCAATCCCCTACACGGAGAGAAAAATGGTAAAAAAATAAAAAAAATAAAAGACTTGACATAGAAATAAAAATTTTGGTAGACTTCCAATAACTTCAGCCGTTAGGTTTTAACCTTTCCCCTAGCACTGAGGATTAACCAAAAAGCCCCTGGATGTTCTCTCCTCTGGGGGCATACCGAGAGACACATGCCTGATAGCGATTTATTTGTTGAAAAGTATGTAGAAACAGGAGATATCCTTGCATCTCTTGCGGAGGGGGGTTACAAGCCTAATAAAACCACAGGCTATAACTTACGCAAAAAACACCAAGACCAGATTGAACAGAAGATTCAGGAACGCTTGAGAGGAAGTGGACCAAGAGCTTTGAGTGTCATTGAACAACTAATGGTTGGTGCTGACAGTGAGCAAGTACGTTTAGGTGCTGCGAAGGATATGCTGGATCGAGGAGGTTTCAAAGTTTATCAGGAAGAGGGTATGGGTAAAACGATTGAAGAGATGCATCAGCAATTAGTTGCCCTTGTTGGTAAGGATGGTGCAAAGATGTTAGTTAGTTCAGTTAGGACTCGGAAATCAATAAGTGGACCAGAATTGGCAGAATGAGTCACGAATACACAGTAACCGATGAATACAATGGAATGCTTTGTCTTAGACCCTCTCGTGGTAAATACTCTAACGAAAACACGAGTTCGTATATTAATTGCATTGCAGAGTTCGATAACTTGGATGAAGCAGAGGAGTTTGCACACAAGTGGTCGCATGCTTCTGGATCGAAACGAGTCAGGCACTTCCTTCTTGAGAAACACGAAATGGATCATCCAGAGTATTCAAGGATTAGTGGTCCTCTTAGGGAAAATTATATAAATTACTATCATGGTGAAGCAGAAAAACTACAAAAAGAGGAATAATGGCACATGGAAAGCATAATAAAAAAGCAGAGCCTTATGCACAGAATCCGTATGGTGGCATGTATGCAACTCAGAATAAGAGAGAGTTTGATGAGAATATGCCAAAGCAGGGTTTCAAGTCTGAAGAGAAGTTAACCCAGGAATTAGCTGATGAAGATAAGGCAAGGAAAAAAGGAAGCACTTTACTAACTACAGGCTTAACATATTGAAATGGCAGAGAAAAAATCAAACTATATAGAGATTAAAGGTCCGTTTACTCTTAGGGATCATAACGCAAGAGCAAGAGTTAGTGCTGGCATTAAGATCCTTTCTGCCAAATATCCTGATGCTAAGTTTATTCTCCGAGAGGGTAAAAGCAAAAACCCAAGACGAGCTAGTGTTTATTCACAGGCACACCAAACACTCTCAACTGCAAAGCAAGGTAAAAAGATCAAGGTAATACAGACTAAACATGGCATAGGAAGTGGAGGTGTAAAAGGTCGGGAAGCTAAAATAGCTGCACTTAATCCTTTTAAACAAGTAGAATTTACGTATAGCGGTAAAGTTGCTACTGATGATTACAAACAATGGCGTGAATTTGATATATCCTTGAGCTCAAAAACTAAATGGGATCCTCTAAAAAGTAAAGGCCAGCATTTCCAAGCATTTGAAGGGTATGACAAGGCTAATTACCATGTTAAAGCATATCCTGGTGGCGGATCAACAAGTGCGACTAAGAAAATTGATGCTGTTATGGATAAAATCTCCGAATATGGACAAAGCAAAGATGCAAGGCCAGAAAAAGTAAGTGCAGGGATAGAATATTTGAAAGATAAATCAGATTTGTTTGAGGTACAGCAAAGAACGAAGATTAATAAAGAGAAAAGGTACAATAAACGCACAGGAGATGTAATCCATAGTACAAAAGAGTCTATTCCAATGCTTTCTGGTGAAAGACTTAAGCGTTTGGAGCGTTTAGATAAGAATTATGGGTTGCCACAATCACAAAAAGGCAAAGTTAATGTTACTGGTACTGGTGATAAGAAGATTAAGGCGCAAGTGCCTATTCAAACGGATCCCCATAAGATTTATCGTAGCAATGTTAAAGTTTCAGATAAAACAAAGGATAAAAAATTAGATCTGCCACTATCTAAAAAAGGGGAGGTAGGTACAGGGCTAAGAGAAAGCGGAACTGCTTCGTCTTATGATCCAGTAGGGATAACTAGGGAGGTTGATTCTGTAAGAGAGTTTGATGAAGATGCAGTAATGTCACATAAAGATGATGCACCACGTTACCCAACTGAGTCCAGCGAGAGAGTCTACTTTGATAAGCCACAAGGCAGGAAAGAAGGGAACCCAACTGTAACTTATGATGAATTTCCTCCTAAACCATTTAAAATAAAAACAACTAAGCATAATGTTGTAAAACATCCTGCACAAATCTCTCCAAGTAACTTTGATCCAGATAACAGAAAGTATAGCCAATTTCCAGGTCTTAACGTTGCTGCATTACGAGAAGCTGTTACAGGGATAAAAAAGCAAGAGTTCAATCCATTTAGTAAAATATCATCTGGTCTGTCACAGTTTACAACTCAGGATACAGAATTCGATGCAGATACTAAAATAAACACTAAATCTAAAATTGATGAAATCAAAAGCTCTGATTATGATTCTCTGGAATTAGGAGAAGATCGTAGTGGAGGAACCCATTATGCAACTGATACAGGAGATCACTTAGACAAAGAACAGAAAAGACTCGATAGCGAAATGCAGGAAATTGAGAGAAAACCCTGGTTGAAAGATAAGATACGTTCTAAAATTGGAGATACCAAAAAGACAACATCATCTACGTTTATCCCTGACAGTCTACAAGGTGATGCAGTAGATAAAAGCACAAATCCAAAGAGTGGTGGTAAAGATAGAGTGGTATCTGCAACCTCGCCTGATAGTGTCAGAGATCCAATTCCAGGTGTCTACAAACCTGATTTAGAAAAAGATCCATTTGCAAATAAAGCTAAAAAACCTAGAGATCCTAAACGTGATGCGTTCTTAAAAGCAGAAGCAGCAAAAGGAGATACGACTAAAGTTGTTACTAAAACTAATAAAAAAGGAGAGAAATATAAACTCTTAGAACGTAAATATCCTAAATTAAAGACGACTCTTGTTGATGGTAAACCGATTACAGAAGGAATGCCAATCCAAGAACAACTAGATAGGGAATCTGCTGTTAGGAAAGTAAAAGGTTCAAGAGAAGATCAAGGGTTAAAGAGATATATTGCAAATAGGAATGCACAAATAAAAGAAAAGAGGGCCAGCGGTGAATTAAAACTTGTAGAAACTAGGCCAGGTAAAGGCGAGCATGGCAGTATGAAAGTTTATAGTACGCTGACAGCGAAAAGTTCGGCCACAGCGAAATTAAGTAACTCTCAAAAGATGAAAGCAGCAAAACTGGCTAAAGGGTTATTACCTCCTGTACTGAGTGTAGGTGCATTAGCACTCACTCCTATAGTTGCTGAAGCATCTTTAAAAAACAAAGGTATAACCGCACCAACTACTAAGCAAAGAGCAACTGAAAATTTTGCTACGTTTCTATCATCTCCTAGAGTATTTGGCGGAGTGAATGAGAAAAAAGGCTATATACAGAAAGTTGGTTGGGGAACAAAAGGAGTTGATGGTGGAAGACGACCAAACAAACCAATTAAAGGTGCAGGAGGTCCAAATACTCCTTATGCCCAAATGAAGCGTTCCCTCTCTAATGCAATGAAAACATGGTCGAGTGCATCTGCACAAGCAAATGAATCCATGAAGTTACATGGTGGATGGAGGTTCAAATGAGTGAATGGAGAATTGGGAATCTTCCAAAATTGAAGAAACTGCCTAAAAAACAACGTAAAGAGAAAAGAAGTAAACAAAAATCGTTTGCAGAGATAAGATCGGAATTAAAGAAAAAAGTCAAAAGTGATTCTAGGGACTTACCTCATCAGAAAATAAAGCGTTCATCTGTTGCTAATGAATATGTAAAAGGATCAAATGCAACTAGGTGGCAAGGTATAATCCAAGCAGTAAAAGATAGAGATGTTATTACAAAAGTAGATAAATGGGTTACTGTTAAAAAAGGTAAAGAAGGAAAGTGGACAGAGGGTTACACAGAAGAAAAGAAAAAGGTTAATGTACAACCGCATTGGAGAGATCCTTATGAGAATAAAAAAATTGTACAAAATAGTGATAATACACTTAGTGAAGCTATTGAGATAGACCATGTAGTTCCTTCGGATCGCTTTAATGAAGCAGAGAAATTAAACAAGAAATCTTATGGATATCTACCAAACCTAGTAGTTACATCTAAAAAGATAAACCAAGCAAAAAGTAACAAAGGATTAGGTGAGTTCACTCCATCTCATAACCCAAAAGGGTATGCACGAAAGTATGAAAGTGTATTGAAAAACTTTGATATGGTTATGAAACATGGTGAGGCAAGAGCATATAAAAAAATAACTGGACAGGATACGATACTTTCCAGCCAGCATGTACTAGATCATATTAAAGAGGAACCGATCCACATGACTCAAAGACGACATGATATGTACCAAAACCTAAAAGCTAAACAACAAAACAATAGATGAGCAGTAGCGCACTCAGGGCATTAAAAATTGCTGAAGCAATAATTGAAACAGAAGAAACTAATAAGCTGAAGTGTTACCAGCCTTATGAGTATCAGGAACGTTTCCATAATGCAAAAGACTTACAAGGCAGACTAGCTAGGCAACGGCTACTAATGGCTGCAAATAAGACAGGTAAAACTTATTGTGGTGCAGTTGAGATGGCATTCCATTTAACTGGTATGTATCCAAACTGGTGGACAGGAGCTAAATTTAAAAGGCCAGTTACAGCATGGGCTGCTGGAAATACAACTGCAAATACAAGAGACATAGTTCAGGCAGAGTTGCTTGGAGAACCTGGAGATCCAGAAGACTACGGTAAAGGTGCTATTCCAAAAGATTTAATAGTAGGACAACCACAAAGATTGCCAGGTATTCCAAATGCATATCAGAATATAGTTATTAAACATATCTCTGGTAAAAACTCTAAACTAATGTTTAAATCATATGAGCAGGGTAAACAGCAATGGATGGGTAAAGCCGTAGATGTTGTCTGGCTCGACGAGGAACCTCCACAAGATATATACTCTCAGGCACTTCGTGCATCCTTGAAATCAGGAGGTCTTGTTTATATGACGTTTACACCAGAAACAGGGATGACTCCTGTAGTTACACAGTTTATGACAAAGCTGGGTAAATCACAGGCATTGTTTTCTGCAACATGGGATGATGCACCTCATTTAGATGAGGATATCAAGGAAGAAATATTGAGAGCATTGCCACCACATGAACGTGAAATGCGTTCAAAAGGCATTCCTGTTTTTGGTTCTGGTATGGTATTCCCTAATGTCGAAGATCAAATACGGTGCGAACCATTTGAGATACCAGAATATTGGCCTAAAGTATGTGCAATAGATTTTGGTTGGGATCACCCTACTGCTGCGGTCTGGCTTGCATGGGATAGAGACACAGATACAGTATATGTTTACGATTGTTATAGACAATCTGCTCAAACACCAGTTGTACATGCTGCTGCAATTAGGGAAAGAGGTAAATGGATTCCTGTAGTATGGCCTCACGATGGATCACAACATGATAAAGGTTCTGGTCATTCATTAGCAGATATATACCGAAAGCAAGGATTGAATATGATGCATACGCATTTTACTAATCCAAAAGGTGATATTGCAATTGAACCTGGAATCATGGAAATGCTACAACGTATGGAAACTGGTAGATTCAAAGTGTTCAACTTCTTGCGTGAATGGTATGAAGAAGTACGAATGTATCATCGTAAAGATGGCAAAATAGTAGCAAACAATGATGATTTGATGAGTGCAACACGTTATGCAACACAATCATTAAAGTTTGCAAGTTTAGGGAAACCTGTGCATCGTAAAAGAAAAGCAGTAGGTTCTGCTCCTGGAGAGTGGAACTATTTCCCTGTTGATAATCCAAAACGAATATATGCATAAAAGGAGAAAAATATGGATTTTAATGTAATTAAAGTAGCTTATGACTATGGGAAAAAGAAGTCAGAAGAACTTGACTTAGGTAATAAATTATCCAACATGGGCAGTACAGGACAAGTCTATGATAGAATCCAGAAAGAATATCAAGGTGGAAGAAGAAATACCACACAATATCTTGAAAAGCATGGGCTGGCTAAGCCTGGAGGGGATTTAAAGGATCAAGTTACAGATCCTGTTCGGATGTGGACAGAAAAAGCGTCATACCATGCATTTGGGGGAGACTACCCTGGTAGTGGGGGTTCGTCTGGTGATCCTAGCCAAGAGGCTATATATGCAGATATGGGATCTTCACGGAAGACTTTGCTGGGAGGCAGGAGGATCGGTGAGGATAAGGGAGATGATTCAAGAAGAAGCCTATCCAGAATGAATACAGGAACACTCTTAACTCAGGGTAAAAAAGCTAAAAAAATAGCATAAAAGGAGATAACATGGCAAAAAGACCAAAGCGTACTTACAATCAGGCAACAGGACAATGGGAAACTGAAAAGCTATGGGATCACCAAGACGATCAAGGATTCTATTGGAAAGATGGCGTACAAGTAGATAGCTCTGGTCGCCCAATTTATGATGCTCAAGGGAACGAGCAGGGAGCAGCGCCAGCAGATGAAAATAATGTAACCCTAAACCCAACTGATCAAGCCCAATCTCAAGCAGAGCTAGATTATTATGCAAGTTTTGATGAAGAGGGCAACCCTACAGAAGCAACTACAATAAGCCAAGAGCATTTGAATGAGATTCAAGGAGGATTAGGTATAAAAGCTGGTGATCCAGGTTTTCTAACTCTTGATGACATTGGAAATAATAAAGGTTCAGCAAAAATCGGGCAAAGTTATGCATCAGGGAGAGAAGGAGTAACAAAATCAGGAAGTGTTCGTAGAGGCATAAATCAAAAGAAAACTGCACCATCAATACTAACCAGAGGTAGAGCATAATGTTAGACTCAGAAAAAGATCCAGTTGCTACGTCTCTGGATAAACAATATGAGTTTTTAAAAGGTAAGCGTACTACATGGGAACGTAATTGGCAGGAGCTTGCTGAATATGTGTTACCTCATCGTTCTGATTTTACATCAAAAAGATCAAAGGGGGAAGAACGTCTAGAAATGGCCTTTGAGGGTACAGCAATGAGGTCTTTAAAACGCTTTGCCTCTAACATACATAATGTATTTACTCCAATGGGTGCAGATTGGTTTCGTTTAACAACAGGACACCCCTACTTAGATAATCAAAGAAAAATAGCATTATGGTTAGAAGATGCAACACGAATCATTAAACACCATATATCGAGGCCGTCATCGAACTTCCATTCTGCAATCTATCAGTATTATCTTGAAGCAGGGGCTTTTGGTACTGGTATCGTTTTTGTTGAAGATATTCCTGGTCGTGGTCCTCATTATAGGAACTTTCCTCTGTCTGACTGTGTTCTGGCTGCTGGAGGTGAAATGGAAATTGATACAGTCTTCAGAGTCTACAAACAAACATGTAAAGATCTAATATCAAAATTCGACCCCGCAGTACTGCCACCTGAAATAATAAAGAAAGGCCAAAGCGAGAAAATGCTTGAGGAACTAGATGTTATTCATTATGTTGCTCCCGCATGGTTAATGAAAGAACACTTGCCAGAAGATTGGATGTGGCCTTATGTATCGATACATTATCTCAAAGATAAAAAGAAAGTCTTATCTTTTGGTGGATACGATAATATGCCTTATATCTGTGCAAGATGGGAGAGATCTGACAGAGAGATATATGGAAGAGGTCCAACTTGGGAAATATTACCTGATTGCAGATTAATCAATGAAGTGGAGAAGGTGTATCTAAAGGGTGTACAAAAAGCTATTGCACCTCCTATGTTTGTACCAGACTCAGGTTTGCTTGATCCTTTAGATACCACACCTGATGCAATTAATTATTACACAGTTGGTATCGGTGGTAAAGATACTATATTCCCTGTACCAAATGCAGGGAGAATAGAATATGCACAAGATCTTAATGCAAAGCTAGTAAACTCAATTAAAGAAGGATACTTCTTAGATGTGCTGGAACTTCCAGGTCCAATTGCACCAGATGGTGATGTAATGCGTTTCAGTGCTACAGAAGTCTCAGTAAGGATGAGAAATAGA